TTCCTATAGAAAAAGATTTTTGTGGCATACAAACATCTTGATTTAATAGAACATCGTATTTACTTAAAATTTTTGATGTGTTTGATTCTTCATTTTCACTTACGTAATAACACCAAAGAATATTTTTGTATTTTTCAATTATCCGTTCGGGTATACAAGCATTAATTGTGATTACAATATTATATTTACCCCAATCTATCGAATCAACTAAATGCGATACTTCATCGATAGTAATATCTGAATGAAATGATTCATCTAAAAAGGGCATCCCTGGATTTTTGTTTAATTTATTAAAGCGTAAATTATTTTTTACTGGATTTTCCCAATAATACATAATTTCCTCGCAAGGATATTCTTCACATTCTTTAACAATTATGTAATCTGTTTTGAAATGTTCAGCAAATCCTAATGGCGGACATCGTACCATTGAACTTTTAAACAATGAAAATATATCTTGGTTGATATCGCAGACCCATAAATCAATATATCGTGTTGATTTTACGACAGCAACAGATAATGTTGCCATTTTAAGTATATTTATTTTTAAAACTTTAGATTCCCGTGGCTTTCCGAATTTAAGCAACGGCTTTAATTAGTGTTAGCCTACGTACGACCGATAGAAAACATCCTTTCCTACCGTGGCTTTCCGAATTTAAGCAACGGCGTTGCCGTTGCTTAAATGTCGTCAGCCTACGTAAGACCGATAGAAAACCTAAATTAAGCAACGCCAAAGGCGTTGCTTAATTTAGGTTTTCGACGGTATTTTAGAGACCATCTCTCACCATTACATCCGTGCGAAGCAAATATTTGAATCCCTCTGTTACTTTATTTCCACAATGAAGAATTTGGTTATCAAAAATCATTCCACGCCCTGCTGAAGGCCATGCATCAAATACTGAGTTTCCCGCTTCAGTGAAAAATTCCGTTGAGCCACCGCAAAAATCTGAGTTAAGGAAAATGTTTACCGTATATTTTGCACGGTGCCCGTATTTATCTTGATTGATTCCGTCGCGATGCCTGTGAAACTCTTCACCAGGCGCATACTTTGAAAAGCGAAAATATTCATTACAACCAATTGTTTGAGGGTCAGAAGGAAGCAAATGCTTAATATTATCGTACAGTTTATCTGCCATATCTTGATTGATTAGGATATTGCGGCTATAGGTTGCCAATGCGGCCCGTTCAACACGCTCAAGCCCTTCGCCCGTATCTAAATGAGAAATGATTTCATTACAAAATTCCGGTGTTAATATACTTTCAACACAAATGGCCCAGCGACCGTCGATAATCATTTATAATCGCTTCGGGGTGAAAAAAGCGCAGTTAAAAACGCAAAATAAAACCCGCTAAGCCTTCAAAGCAGATAATGGGACAAGCCGCAAGTAGTTTTGATCCCCGCTTTACGCGTGCCTGGGCAAATTTAGAAGGAATGACTACGGATACAACACGTCTTCAAGCGGTTGATATGCTTCTTGGAAGCCCTGAATATATCAATGCAGCAAAACGTGCTGGTATCTATGCGGATTTACTAGCATGGAGTGCCGCGAAACGGCGTGGGCAACATTACGCCTGGCCTCGGCCATATGCACCGTCGGTGCCTACGCTACCACCCATAGCACCGCGCCATATAGGTCACGCAAGACCTATGAGCGTGGGAGATCTTCCAGCACCCGCAATCACACGAGCACCGCCGCACCATGCTCCACCGCCCAAAAATACCGTGGTTCACTCCACACATACTCAAAGACCTGTAGGAAGTTCAGAATTAGCAAAAATCCCCCCGCCGAAAAGGGCTCTTGACCATCTTACAGAATGCTATATGCTTCTTGAATTGGATGATTCCAAGCCGCTTTCCCATGAGGCCTTGCGCTCAGCCTATAAACGTGCCGCCATAAAAACACATCCGGACCGCGGTGGCAGCTCTGAAGCATTTGATGCTGTAAACCGTGCCTTTTTATATGTGGAAGAAGTGCTACATAAATTGCTTCCGAAGACAGCGGCTGATAAAGCCGACCCTCGCTTTACAATGACGGTAACCCCTGAATCAGCACTGCGAGCTCGCGGTGATTTTGTACCAGGGTCGGCATCTGCAGGCGGTTCAGCACCACCAGGTTCGTTAACAATCGAGGATGCTCCACAAATTGCACTTAATCCAAAGAAACTTGATATGGCACTCTTTAATAAACTATTTGAGGAAAACAAATTGGTAGATCCTGATGCAGACGGTTACGGTGATTGGCTAAAATCCAACGACGGCCGCAATGATATGGCTACTAATATGGGGAAAGTCAGTGCAGATACATTCAATCGCGTTTTTGCGGATAACGCACGCAAAGCGACTGGGGCCCGCGATGAAGAGTTGACGCGTTACAAACCACCGGCGGATCTTGTATTAAGTCCAGGATTCGGCACTACGATCGGCGGCGGTCGGCCTGAGCAATATACAAAAGCAACAGGAAGTATGTCGGACGGCGGTGGACTTGCGTATACAGATTTGAAATATGCATATGGTGAAGGGTCTACATTTAGTCAGGATGCCGGCCCCGCCGAGTTATTAAATATGCCAAAGGATGCACCGCTGCCAGGGCGTGCACGTAATGTGAAAGAAGCGGAACGCGATTACGGAAGTGCACCGGCCGATATGAGCCCTGAGCAAGCGTCAGCCGTTCGCGCATTTGATGCCGCACGGGCCGCCGCAGAGCAACAGCGGCAACAACGTGCGGCTGCGCGGGATGTTGATATCGAAGCCCAACACAATCGCCTTAAAAATCGTTTGATGATTCGTGAATAGGTTCGTGGTCTAAATAAAACAAACTTTTATAACACAAATATGGCTCCCATTTTTGCGTTAATTGTAACAGGCGCAAAGACTTTTAAAGAATTTACTATCTGGGCAAAAAGTGTTGAAGTATGGCATCCTGATGCGGCCGCATATGTGTTCACTGATGATGATACCTTGCCCCTTTTTGCGGAATTAAAAACTAAACTAAAAATTTTTACACGGTCAAATCTTTCAAAATACACTGGCTTAACACGCACCGATATGGAAGCACGCGATAGTTCAAACTATAACAGTCTTTGGACAGAATTTATGTATGAAAAAGCAGAAGTCATTCGGTGGGCATTTACACAACTATCAGCTGCTACCGATGGCGTATGGTTCAATGATGCGGATATTGTTCATACTGCACCGCTTCCACATATTCCAGAAGATAAAACAATTGGGTTAAGCCCTCATTATATCAGGCTTGGGGATGAAGTACGGTTTGGACGCTATAATGGAGGTTATTTTTGGATACTAGATCCTAAATTATTAGATGTTTGGATTGCAGCAGCCCCAAAAAGTCGATTTTACGAACAGGCGGCGTTAGAAGAAGTTGCAGCCGTTGCTGCAACAACTTTATACGAATTTCCGCCTAACATAAATTTTGGTTGGTGGCGCATGTTTCAAGGCACCGAATCACCTAATATTATAGCATCGCGATTCAGTATTCATCGAGGAGACCGAAGTATTGGTCTTCGCTATGATAATGCTCCATTACAGTCGATTCATTCTCATATGGATGACTTGACTACTAGTGCAAATGGTGCTTTTAATAAATGGTTAAACAGTATGAGTGCTAAACTTAATAGTCACCCACCTATGCGTATTTTTCGAAAGTTATTTCAAGGTTTCTGATAAATGTTCATAAGATTTGAAAACAAGCGCAGCGGAGCCAAATGCTACCGCACCAACGGCGCCACAACGCATTCCTTTTTGTGAGATGTACAATGCGGTTTGAAACGGATTGCGCGGTCTATGCGGATCTATTGCGGCTATGTTAGCACCATAAATAGCCCCAAACCAACCTCCCAAACCTCCGCTAATTAATGTTTTTTGAATAATATTTTCAAAGGATTTGGGTTCCATACTTTGAAATATACTACACATAATACATTTAGACCAAACTTATAGTAAGAATTTTGTAGGAATTCCAACATTAAAATAAGGCCGGCATTGCTCAATGCGTGCTTGCGTAAGGCGGAACAGTCCCTCGGCGGATGCGTAAATGCGCCACCATTCTCGACAAGCTGCGGACATTACAGCCCAACGTTCAGACGGCGTGGTCTCTACAATCCGATGTACTTCCTGCGGCGTTGACGCCGTAAAGTAATGGACGCCTTCGCGGGGCGGAACAAGATATCCATTCATATCCACACCAGGAGTTATAATTGGCACTACACCGCAGCAAAAGTATTCAATCTCGCGATTACATTTTGGACCGTATCCAGGCAATGAAAGGCCAAATCGTGCGCTGCATAATTTTTCTAAATACTGCTCCGGATTATAAGGATACGGTTTACCAGTTGAGTCTATTGGCATACTAAAAAGTTCAACCGCGCTACTCCAATCCGCACCGGTGCGTGCCGCGTGCTGTATTCCATTTTCAATCTTTCCAATAAACAGCGATTTTATGGTGCGTGATTCATAGCCGCGCATATTTTCAACCCGTTGTGCCACGCCTTCCAAAAGTCGTGGGCGACGCCCCCAAAAGCACCATAACGATTGTTTTAGCAAATGCGGCCCTGGCCCAGGCGGAGAACAGTTGCCAAATAACGCCATTTGATACGGTGGTGGCGTTCCAGGCCACCAACGCGGCGTTGGTCGATCGTAAAGGAGAATTTGTCCAATTCCACCCCACCAACAATACGGTGTGGCCTCGCTATGTTGAATAGTGACAAATCCGTGCTCCTCCCATAGCGTAACCATTTCACGGAACGTATCACCGGCATGGCTAAAAATACCAGTTAACGCTGCACCGCTTGGCAACACAATAACAGGTTTTACATAATCGGCCGCTGGTGACGAAATAATTTCACTGTATCCAAATTTTTGTACAACATCAGCGACCATTAATAACGCATTTTGTCGCGCGTGTACAAGTGTATCAGATTTGAGTCCTCCTAGTAAGTATTGAAGGCCACAAGCTCCTGCTAAATGGATTATTGAATCGTTACATGATTCATTATTTTGGAATTCTACTACCTTAGCACCCGCTCCTGCCATCCAAATCCACTGCAATCCTTCACCACTTCCAAAAATCCAACTTGCATCACACAATGCCTTACGACGTGCAGCTGGCATACTATCGCTGCTAAGATAGCGAACGGTCCATCCTGTGTGGAATATATTTTCAGAGACTGACTCCGCCCAACTACGGTTTATAATGGCATCATCGCCGTCTTCAATAATAAATACAACAATCGGTTTCGATTCATATTTAGGTTCAACTGGTAGTAATTGCCGTAGCATAGCTATAGCCTCAGATGATACACGCACTTGGTCATCAACAGGTGGCACCGCCCATACAGTATCCGCATAATACATACAATCTTCCAAATAAGGCACCACAGTAATATTACCGCGAATGTCAGCCCCGTCCCATTTACAATCAGCTAAAAATGCCCCAATCGTATCAACTTGCGGCACCAAAAACTCAGGGGGTATTTCACCACCAGCTAAAACAGAGGACCGCACAGCTAATGCATGTGGCAAATAATTAAGAATCCAATCACTTAGTGATTTATTCCAATCTTTTTTGAAAGGAATTGCTACCATACTTGGTACATGTACGCTTGGCATAAGTGTGCTTACAAATGCCGTTTCCCAAGCACGAATCCACGCTGTGTGACCGCCTGTGAAAATATTACGGAAATTTGATATAAGGCCGTCATTATTTACAAAAGTGCCACCGCGTATGTAATAAAGTGGTGCAGCACAAGGATGCGGAGTCCAAAGATTTGCGTCATTTAGTGCATAATTACGGATTGAGTTTCGATTTAATTTAGATAAAATCTTATTTGCGTTTTCAGGGTCAGTACTTAAAATGACGCAAGAAAAAGATTTGCCAAGGCATTGACTGTTCCAATGTCGCACAATAATATCATTAGGTGTAAATTTTTTGATTTTCATATCTGATAGCACGTTAAATCCTTGAATAGCAGTAGGATCAATGTATAGATAATGGGGCCTATAAAGCACATCACGTGGATTATATCGACGAATTTGTGAGGAATGAAGGTGAATTGTCTGAATACTTTGTGCCGGATTTGCAATCAAAAACTTTTTACGCATCATAATAAGTGAAATTGCATTATCGCACCCAGGCTTGCCAAAAGGAAATCCAAGTTCCGTTTCATCAATCACAAAATCAACGCAATCTCGTGCTAAAATCCACGCATCTTGTGAATCTGCACGTGGGCCGAAAATCGTATGCGGCTCGCCACCACCGTCCTCCCATCGTAGTAGTGCTAAAAATAACCTTGCCGATTTTAGCGGAATCTTCCATAAATAATGTAACGTTGAATTCATATAAATATCTGAGTTCGCAAAAATTACATAATCGCCCGCCGGCACATAAGTTTTTATTGCGTTAAATACATCATTATATCGAAGCCGATGCCCTAAAATTACACTTTTAATTTTAGGATTATCTGGTAAATCATATATTTGTTCATTCAATAGTAATATATTATCTACATAAGCACATTCTAAATTCTTCAAAAGACATGTCTTAATTTCACGTGCACGACGATGATTGCTATCCAAATAATACTGCTGAATAAGCCAGGTACGCGGGATGATATTATCTGATGCATCTGTAGGAAGTAAAATACAATTTGGTTTACCATCGACGCAGCACGCAGTGCTCCAAGCATCTATAACTGCTCGTAGTCCCGCATCCATACTTTCACGGTCCATACTATATGTCCAAGCAATGCGATTCATGCGTAAAATATGTGCCATTGCTACAAATACTTTTTGTAATCCATCGCTACTTTTTAATGGCTCGCCAAGAAATGGATAAGAATCAAATAAATCATCGATTATAAAAGTGTTATTACATACTAATCCTGCTGCATCAAACGCTTTTATTACTGATGACTGTGCAACAAGAAGACTTGATGGTCGCGAAAAAATCGCTGAAAAATACGGACGCCAATCTTCAGGTGACGAATTTGTATCCAGCATAACAAGTTCAACAGCATCCGTGCCACAAACACTTATAGCGGATGGATTGCTTACAGCCACATGCCAACGATTCCACCGTTGCGATGCGGTAAAACTCTCGCTAATCCAAATTAATGTCTTTTCATCGCTAACAACATGTGGTGCAGTCTTTAAAATCCGTATAGGTTCGCCGGTAATTGGATGATGTGCCAACATAGTTAATTTAAATTATCAAAATATCTTTAGACTTCAAAAAAAAGTCTAAAGCGAACTAAATTGATTAAATTTAGCCCCATGAACCTATCAGTTATTGTAAGTTGTTATAAACCACATTTACAAAAACTTTTAAGATTATTAGATTCAATAAATGTGCAAACTATCTTGCCTTATGAAGTTATTGTAAGTTGTAGTTCAACCGAAACTAGTGAACTTCCTAATTTTCCTTATTACAAATTCAAGTTTCAAATATTAACTTCTAAAGAACGGCAAAATGCCGCTAAGAATCGCAATATTGCCGCTGATTGTGCAACTGGCACTTATTTAACATTTATTGATGCAGATGATATTATGCATCCGCAACGCATTGAAGCACTTATGACTGCTATAAATAATGGTGCTGAATTTGTTATGCATAATTTTTTATCAAAATCCGAGTTGACAAAAGATTTTTTAAATCACACTGAATTTACTATTGAGTATGACTGTTTAGCACCCGCGCCATCAGGTTGTGTTGTACATAAATATAATAAACCAATTCATCATTCAATGTCGACAGTTCTAAAGAATTGTTTTCATAAAATCAGATTTAATGAGGGGCAGTCTTATGAACGCCGTGAAGATGCAGTTTTTTGTAACAATATAGTGCGACTTGGAGTTAAAACAGGGTATATAAATGAAAAAATTGCAAAATACGACGAAGCAGGATACTGGGAAATTGTCTAAAGAATGAGCCATTTTTGAAAATATAGTAAATGTGTGGTATTTGGGCAGCGATAAAAGCAGGTTTGATTGATGTCAATACAGTGCTACAAGCATTGAAGGCTCGCGGGCCTGAGTTTTCGGCACATTGTTCGGTGGATGGCTGGGCACAACTTGGTTTCGCACGTTTAGCCATTAATGGTCTTAGCGAAGCAGGAAATCAACCGTTTATAACGGATAATCTATATCTTGTTTGTAATGGAGAAATCTATAATTATGTCGAGTTGGCTGAACGCCACGGGCTTACTTTAAGCCCAGGTAGTAGCGATTGTGAAGTTCTTCTACGTCTTTATAAAAAACTAGGCAATGTGGAGTTTTGTAGAGCACTGGATGGCGTTTTTGCGTTAGTTATTGTGGATTCGGTATCCAAAACTGTATTTGTAGCACGGGATCCGTATGGAGTCCGCCCACTTTTTTACGCCAAGCCACCCGACGGCGGCATACTTTTTGCGTCTGAAATAAAAGCATTGCCGCGCGATGCCACTCCGCATCCGTTTCCGCCTGGCACTTTTGCTATTTATGATGAAAACGGCGAACTGTTACAAACGCAAAGTTATCATACTATTCAGCATACAAAAATTCCACTTTTTTGCTCACCATATCGTCGCGGTGAAGCAGGACAGGCATTAAGAATTGCACTAACCGAGGCTGTAAAAAAACGACTTATGAGCGACCGCCCCGTTGGTGCTCTGTTAAGTGGTGGTCTTGATTCAAGTCTTGTTGCGGCTATTGCTTCACGTGAGCTCAAAAAAGTAGGAAAGCGTCTTTCTACATTTAGCATCGGTCTTCCTGGGTCAACCGACCTTGAGTATGCACAAAAAGTAGCAAAACATATTGATTCAGACCATCATCAAATTGTTTGTAGTTCAGAAGATTTTTTAGCAGCTATTCCTGAAGTCGTTAAGGCAATTGAATCGTACGATATTACAACCGTGCGTGCAAGTGTTGGCAATTATCTTGTTGGAAAATACATTAAGGAAAAAACAGATATTAAGGTTGTTTTTAATGGAGATGGAAGTGATGAAGTTGGTGGCGGATATTTATATTTCTACAATGCACCCGATGATGAAACATTTGAGGCTGAATGCGAACGGTTATTGAAAGAAATACATCTTTATGATGTATTGCGGTCCGACCGTTGTATGGCCGCACACGGGCTTGAGGCACGCACGCCATTTTTGGATAAGGGAGTCGTTGCAACCTGGTTATCTATTGGTACTAATCTCCGGCGTCCAAAAAAACCTTCAACTCTTGGCCGTGGAGCACAAATGGAAAAACAAATCCTACGCGAAGCGTTTGAATCTGGCAGCCTACTTCCGTTTGAAGTTCTGTGGCGGCGTAAGGAGGCATTTAGTGATGGTGTGAGTAGTACAAGTGATAGTTGGTATTTACAGTGTGCTTATTACGCAAAAAGTAGTGGTCTAACTTTTGAAAATACCACAATCTATGCCCATAATCCTCCTAAAACTGAGGAGGCATTATGGTATCGGCAGTTATTTACTAATTATTATGGAACAAAAGCTGAAACTATCATACACCATATGTGGATGCCGTCATGGAGTGCCACCAATGACCCGAGTGCACGAACATTAAAAGATATTTATTAATTAGGAATGTTCAGTATTTTTAAAGGCAAAGCATCCGCGGCTCCACCTCCAGCACCATCATTTAATTATTCTAAATGTTATACTGAAACAGTGCCTTCAAGAGATATAGTGTTTGAATGCTATGTTAATCTTAAAAAAAGCAAATCAGGTGTTAGTGCGTTGAACGACTTATTTGGATTAGTAGATAGTGTTCGCACAAAATGGACAAACTTGATTGAAACAGCACATACAATGAATCGAAAAACAGTTGAAGAAACAAAAACCGCATTCATTGATAGCACAGAACAAGGAAAAGCAATTTTAAAAGGTAAAAAGGACTTATTAACAAAAGATGAAATACGCTTGATTGAAAGATATCTTAGTGCCACAAAAAATCAAGCAATTGAAGCACTGACAAAGGGGCGTGCTGCAGCAAATACAGCGGCTAGAGTAGCAGCACGTGCCTCAGGTACAGCAGTTAGTGCATTGGAAGAACGTGCTTTAGCAGAAAGTAAAGCTATTACCGCACGGACTGCCGCTAATCTTGCAGTTGCAGCCGCTGGCACTGGTGCCACTAATGTCGCTCGGAATTTGACTCGTGCTGCTAACATTGCTGCTCGGAACGCCGTGGCAGCAACACGTCGAGCCGAACGTGCGGAAGCTGCTACTGGTCGCGCATTCACTCGCAACACGGGGCGCAATGCGAGTGCTGTGGCCGTTAGAAATGCGATGCTAGGGGCGGCCGGAGCGGGTACAGGTACCGCTGGTGTGCTAAAAGGTCGGGTTGGGGGTAAACGCCGTACGCGACGTTCAAAAAATCATCGCAAATAAAACTTAAACTATTAATTAATTGTTTGAAATAGAGCCAATAATGGATATTGATAAGATGAAAAATGCCCTCACTAAGTACATTTTTTATCTTGAAAGTGAAATTGCTATTTGGCGAAGCAAAAATAGTCAAAGCAACCCAGGCGCAATGATGGAATTGCGGGAAATGAAAAAAAGTTTGAGTAAAGCTCAAGCTACATTACAAGAATTAAGCCATTACGAATCGGGCACATCATCATAGCCAAGATACTCGCGCACCTTATTTTGGAAGACTCCTACCTTTTCAATAAGTCGCCGCTGAAAAAATAATATGACCACAATAAGCACTATGCCGCCGTCAATTTCGTAAAGCGCTGCGTGATTGTAACCACGACGACCGTCCCAAGGAAACGGAATACCGCGAATCAAAACTCGTAGGAAGTAAAAGATAAGTGCTAAAACCAGCACATGTGCGGTAATTTCAACTCCTAACAGTATTGTAGAGCGCTCCTCATCCTTAGATTCACGAGTATCAAGCACTTCCAATACGTGATTTATGGCTAAGCTAGCCAAAAATCCAAATACTAGATAATAAAAAGTTACTAGAAGCACATCTGTGGCTTCAAGTAAATAATGTGGCATTTATTTTGGATTAACGTAAAAAATCTTTCAAATTATTGTTAAAAACGTGTGAAAAACCACGCGCATCTTCGCTTTTCAGCCATTTTTCTAGACCAATAGACTCAATACGTTTTGCTTGACGCAAGGACCATCCAAATGACGCACCGCTGTGTCCAAAATCACCGGCGTAATCACCAAACGCCTCGGGGTGCGACAGACCATCAATCTTACGCCTATCGAATTTGTGTAATGATTTCCGTGACCGTAACGCAAGTATCCAACGTAACGAAGTTTCACAGATTTTATGTGGTGACGCCATTTGCGATTATTAACGCGTATCTGCTTTAAGTTTTAATTCGTCAATATGTTAGAATGGCAGCAACACCTGCTAACAGTTTAACGCTTATAAGTTCTGGCCTTGCTGATGCAAGGCAGCGGCCTGAACTTGGCAATCCCGATATAAATCAATTTGTAAAGGTCGTGCGCAAAACAACACGCTGGGCAGCACAGTACAATCGCGTGGAGTTTGATGGCGCACCGGAATTTGGTACGCGAGTCAGCCTTACGCTGCCACGACTTGGAGAACTTGTAAGTGGTGTAACAATCGTAGTGACTATGCCGGATATCTATACAACGCAACTCTTGGCAATCAAGGCAGCTGGTGGAACAAGTCTTACTAATCGCGGTAACTTTCTTGGACCACTATACGGCTGGACAAACAGCCTTGGTCACGCACTTATTCAGCAGGTTGAACTAGAGGTAGGGGGAGCAATCGTTGAAACACTTGACTCGCGATTGTTGGAAATATTGGATGAACTTAACGAAACCTTGGAATCAGCGGTCGCAAAAAATGTTATGATAAAGCGTGCGCCTAATAACTTTAATTCCACATATACGCTAAGTGAAGATTTAACGACTGTTTATGTACCGATTCCTTTTTGGTTTAGTCGGCCTGGTGTTTATAGCCATGCTCTACCCTTAGACGCAATGTATACAGATCAAGTTCGTATTCATGTAACCTTCCGCCCCATTTCACAACTTTTTTACACCGAGGCTCGTGTAAATATTAATACAGTGGGTTATAATCCGCTTACGGATGGCGGCGGGCCGCTTTGGCCGTTGGCGGGCGCAAAGTTTTGGCAGTCGAATCCAGCCGCACCAGGCCGCGTATACAATATGACGACCGCAACGCCACCAACTGGCATATCAGGTGAGGTTATTCAAGGCGTAAACATGCCTACGCGATTTACTCCAACGGAAGCCTACGCACTTATTGAATACATAAGTTTGGAAGAATATGAAGCGCTCGCATTTAGGACAGCCGAGCTTAGTTACCAAGTACAGCAGCATGTCGCAATTCCAGTTCAACAAACTCTCCAAGGGAAAGAAATAAGACTTGCATTACCCTATAGCAATCCAACAAAGGAAGTGTTTTGGGTGTTCCAAAGACCTGAGGCCGAAACATACAACGCGTGGTTCTTATTTAGTAGGGATCTTGGTCCAACCGTGCCACCACAGGCCTCCCCTGCGGAGGCTAGTCCCTGCGCAGTTCCTTGGTGGCCAAATGCGACGGTTATACCACAGGCGGCTAATAAGTGGCAAATCGTACCTGGTTTTCAAAGCCGCGCGTCAGACCCGTTAGAAGCTGCAACGCTACTTTACAATAGCTATGACCGTTTTGTACACGACGGCCCTTCCTATTTCCGTGGCGTCGTGCCGTCACAATACTATACTAAATCGCCGGTTATAAATCGTTATATATATGCCTATAGTTTTGGTCAGTATAAAGACCCATACACTTATGGACCAAGTGGCGCAGCAAACTGGGATAAGATTCCGCGGAAAGAGATTTATTTAACGCTGGCAAATGGACGACAGAATAGTACTCCACCAAACTTGAATTTGTATATTTACGTGACGCAGTGGAATATTTTCAAGGTCTATGGTGGACGTGGTGGAATGTTGTTTACAAATTAGTACCGTGGCCTTCCGAATTTAAGCAACGACAAAGCCGTTGCTTAAACTTCCTCGGCCTACGTACGACCGATAAATTCAGTTCTCTACGGTACAAGCGAAGTCTATTACTGTTTTGATTTGTGTACAATCCATAATATATACATAATTATATGTTAATTTAACGCCGTTGTTTAATAAATAAACGCCAGTTCCATATGTATAAATATCTGGATATCCATAGTATTTTACAGTTTCAATCGTTTTTGTCAAAGTCCGATATTTCAAACAATCTATATTATTAATTGTTTGAAGTAAAAAGTTTCGTAGACCCGCGTGCTTACGCACGGATTTCATGCGCTTTGCCATAATAATTATAATAATAAACATATCATTTTTTCTAGACCGGCGAACATTTAAAATGGTTATTTTTGATTGTTAAGCAGTCAAAAGTGTGTCATTTTATATGGTTACGCCGGCAAGCAGTGCTCATTTCAAATGAGCACGTGTCTAACCACAGTGGTAAGTACATCCTAAGAATGCCGCACGGAAAGCGTTGCTGCCTGACAAAATAAGTGTATCATATTGTGCTTTTGTAATGTCTTCGCCTGCTGAATTGAGATAACGAAGATGATATGGCGGTTCAAGATTTGAAGTTGTTATCCAAATAATTGTACTAAAACTATCCAATACATATTCCGTTTTTCCGTTTATTGTACTTGTAAGTGGAATCTGTGCTAATTTTGGCACTGAATTAAAATCGCAATCCATTGTTACTTTAGCAACTGTATAATTGGCTATATACATTTCGTTTTGTTTCATACCGTAGCCTGGTATATCACTTGAAGTTATATAGTCGCCATTTTCAACAGGGCCGTTAGCGTCGCATACCCAAATAGCACCTTCACCTATAGAGTTTACAAAAATACGCGTATCACCAATAGTTTTTTGATAAGGAGTTACAAAATTTCCATTATTACCTGAGCGATTATTAAAATCTTCAACATCACAAATAACACCAAAGCAACGCTTATCTTTTATTTTACTTGTCAGGCTAACTAAAGGCAATGATTCAGATATTGTAATACTACTTATACCTCTAATTAGGGTACCATCTAATGGCATATTTTGATAGAGGCCGGTTGCGACTACAATTTTTCCTATATTAGATGACAATGGATATATTAAATCATCTGCAGGGAAGCAGCGGTGCTGTCCTGTAAAATTCATTTGCCCGTTAGTTATTCCAGTTGCGATATATCCATTTATTGTACGCGTGCCTGTAAAATTTGAAGTATCATAAGAGAAAAATCCTAGTGCAAGGCCTGTACTAACTGTTGTTTCAATGCCAATATCCCAACTTCTTGCTCCTGTGGCGGTGCTTATACCACCCAATCCCAATATACTATTCCAGGTGTTAGGATTAGGAACCTGTGCTGGACCTGTAAGACTAGTATTTACAATTCTAGTAAAGACGCCATCATTTGAATTAATTAAATTTAATGTACTATTAAATGCTAATTCTTTAGTTGCAAAATCATAATAGACAATGTTTGAAGTAATTGAACTATTTTGTCGCACTGGATTTACAAAAAATCCTGAACCAGCGGCCGTCAATGTGGTCGCGGTTGCATTTATTACAATGCTACTGGCATTTTGCGTATTGCTACCAGCACGATATCCTAATGCAACTGAATATGGACCTTGTTGACTATAACCTGCTTGATATCCAATAGCAATCGCGAATGTACTCTGATTGATAAAACCTGCCTCGCGACCAATGGCAATTGTGTTGCTAGCCTGATTGCTTTGTGCAGCAAGATTTCCGATTGCAATAGCAGAGTCGCCCTGTGCGTTTGAACCAGCACTTCTACCAATCGCAATCGCATTTGCACTCTGCGAAGTTAACCCCGCATTAGAACCAATTGCCACTGCTGCTATACCTTGACCATTATTTCCCGCTGATGTTCCTATTGCTACTGCCGCACTTCCTTGGTTGGTTTGCCCGCACGTAATGCCTACTGAAACACCAAATGAGCCTTGACTTGTGCATCCAGTACAATAACCTAATGCAACGGCATTAGCACCTTGCGATGTTTTTCCAGCTTGATATCCAATTGATATGCTATTTGTGCCCTGTGAAGTTTGGGCGGTTTCACGACCAATTGCAACTGCATATCCGCCTTGACTTGAAGAACCCGCTAATGGCCCAATTGCAACCGAATTAATTCCTTGCAAAGAATTGCCTGCTGAAGTCCCTACCGCGACGCTTCTTGCGCCTTGAGTCGTAAATCCCGCACCATTACCAACTGACACACATTCTTGTCCTTGTGCGTTACTGCCTGCGGTATTTCCAACAGCTACTGCACCTATACCTTGTCTAATACGTCCAGCAGATGTTCCAATTGATACTGAATTTGAATTTTGATTAGAAAGTCCTGCATCACATCCGATAGATACTGAACAGGTTGATTGGAAAAATAAACCGGCATTTGAACCTATTGCAATAGCATTGCTTCCTTGATTACTAAGTGCTGTATATGCACCAATAGCAATACTCTCATTAGCTTGATTCACACCACCTGCTGACACGCCAATTGCTATACTATTTGTACCTTGATTGATAGAACCGGCATCCCCACCAATACCTAATGCAGCTAAACCCTGATTAGAACTACCTGCACGATAACCAATTGCTACTGCTGTGGTTTGTTGATTCGAATTACCAGATTCAAATCCTACTGCTACTGCGTAAGAATTTTGATTTATTTTACCTGATTCAAATCCTAACCCAACTGCAAAAGTACCTTGATTTGATAATCCGGCATTTGAACCTATGCCGATTGAATATGCACCAGGAACACTTCTACTTAATGTGCCTATAGTTAAAGGCGTTGTATTAGGCAAAATACTATTCATTGTAATAAAATTGGCCATTATTGTATCAAAACTAGTTATTGAATTTGCTAAAATTGAAGATACAGAAAGATTTCCAGAGATATCTAATGTAAATGCTGGGTTAGAATTATTTATTCCAACCTTTGCGTTATTTTCAATTGAATAAGAATATAAACTTGGTGGCATACTTGCAAATAAGTTATCAAATGACCCGGTTGTAGTCCGCATTCCAACAATATTTGTACCAAAATAATCTACAACTACAGGGCCTAATCCTATACTAGAAAACACGGAAGTAAAATTACTTCCATAGTCATATGATACTTTATAATTACTTGTGCTATTATCAGTGACAACCATATACTGGCCTGTATATCTATTTAGTGCACAGTTGCAGTATGTGCCGCCTGATAAAGGATTTGTATATGTGGCACCGCTATCTAATGTTACATAAACTTGAGAATTGGCAGCAATAATTAATACAGAGCCATCGGTATTTGCATCAATCGATTTAGTAGTATCAGCAAAAGTGTTTAATGCCGACCAACTTGAGCCATTATCGACTGATTGGTATAAATCTAGATTTGCTCCTAAATATAATGTAGCACCATCATCTGAAATTGTGATATTGGTAGTTGGAGAAAATGCTAACGTATTTGAAGTAAAATTACTTCCATAATCTGATGAATAAAATAAATTACTATTAACATCAATTGCTGCTACAAATTGCCCGTTTGCTGACATAGCAATATGAGTATAATCACTCGTATATCCTGTTGCATTCCAATTTGAACCAGTATCCGTTGTGAACTGTAATTGTTCGGTAGTATTAATGATAGCAATTGAATATATTCCATTACTTGACATAGCAACTTCCTTAAATCCATTGGCATTTGATAAACTATCTGCAATAGGTCCAATTATATTAGCAAAGAATATATTACCACCTGGATTGCCATCTTTATCAGTCAAACCTGGCAACGCAGCTACGCCGCCATTATATGTTATAGCAATGCGATTACCAGAATTTTGAATTTCAGAAACAGGATTCACACTAAAATTTGTACCAAAGTTTGACCCGCTACCTATACTATTTGATTCAGTATTGGCAAAATAAATATTTGATTGTAAAGATACGACTGTGTTTACATAAATTGGGTCAGTAAATGTGCTAACAACCGTACCCCCACCACCTCCACTACCACCTTGCGCATTAAATACAATCTCTTTTGTTGTTGAGTTGTAATGGAGGAATCCACCTGTTATTGTTTCGTCATTTCGAATCGGTGCAATGTAAAGGCGACTTTCACCATCACTGTCTAGATATTCACCAGTCGCATTTATGATAATGCTACTTATATGTTGACTGGAAAATCCTGCGCCTTTGCCAATAGCAATAGAATACGCACCTTGATTTTGATTACCGGCTTCGTGACCTAAACTTAGAGAATATTCCCCTTGAGCACTTGCCCCTGCAGCATCGCCAATCGCGATCGCATTTGTTGATTGATTTGAATCCCCCGCGGAAATACCAATAGCAATTGAACCAAATTGTTGGTCAAGTCGACCAGCATTCGCACCAATAGAAACTGCACCAGTACCCTGATTGACTTGCCCTGCGAGAATACCTAATGCTACAGATTCATTACCTTGATTTAAAGTTCCTGCGGAATAACCAATAGCAATTGAACCAAATTGTTGATCAAGTTGACCGGCACCCCCGCCAATAGAAACTGCACCAGTACCCTGATTGCTTTGCCCTGCTGAAATACCTAATGCTATGGATACTTCACCTTGATTTGTTTGTCCTGCTTCTGTTCCCAGTGATAGTGAATCAAACCCTTGATTTGTCTGCCCTGCGAATCTCCCAATTGCTACTGCGCCATATCCCATATTACTTGCGCCAGCAGAAACACCAATTGCTATCGATGAAGGACCCTGAGAGGTTATGCCAGCCTTATGACCTACTGCAATAGCAAATGTAGATTGATTAGTTTTACCTGCATCAAATCCAAAAGCAATCGCGTTAGAACCCTGATTCGTCTGACCTGCACCGTAACCTATAGCTACCCCATATTCTCCTTGTGCATTACATCCCGCGTTGCTACCAATAAATACAACAGTACTATTTAGTGGGACTGCATCAACACCCAACGTGCTCAATAAATAAGAATAACCGGTAGAATAATTCACACCAATTGCTGTACTATTAAGATTATTAATTGTAGAAATTGATGAAATATAAAGTTGTCCTGTAAGTGTGCTAATATATACATTTGTTAGGGCTGTTGTAGCACTCACGGTTGATAAATAAGCCGTGCCGGTGAAGGTGCTAAAATATGCTTGAGAAATCGAAGCATTTTGATTTAATGTGCTAATAAAAAGAGATGATTGCCAATAATATGTGAAATTAATTGTACTATTTATAAGATTTGTTGTATATGCCTCTAATTGAACAAATGTATCATAAACACCCGCTAATATACTACTGGTCGTTAAAATTGATAAGTTTCTAGCAAGTGTTGAAATTGCCGCATTTTGCCATGCATTTGTGGATGAATTAGATAAAATACTTGAATATAAAGCAGTGCTAATACTACTCAAAGAGCCAAATTGTGCGTTAGCATTTATAGCAACAGTACTCAGTAATGACGATAATGTACTAAATTGCCCTACATAAACTGCATCCTGTGTACTCTGCGAAACTCCGATTTGTGAGCTTATCCAGCGACCACTTACAGTACTTAAGTTTGTGCTTAATGTTTCTAATGACACTATTCTGTTACTCAAGCCATTTATTGAACTAAATAATGTTGAAGTTGTACTTACAGTAAATACGCGCAACGTGCTTATTTGTGTACTTAAATTTAAATTATTTGCATTAATAATTGTTTGAAGTCCAGTTGATGTACTTAATGTTATTTGTAATAGACGATTTGTTGTAGAATAAAATGTTGGGAAAAATACAACATTTGTACTTATTGTGCTGATCTGTCGTGCTAATCCTGTTGAACTACTTAGTACAAGTCCATTCATACTACTAGTTAAAGTGCTTGTAAGAAATGCTGATTGTGTAGAGTTTGTAACTGATATAAAGGTGCTAAAGGATGAAAACTGAGCACTTGTGGCATTTGATAGTAGTGTCAAATCAGCATAAAATGTGCTAAATGTGCTAATGCCTGTAATAGTGCTATTTAATGTACTCAGTAAAAAGTTAGATAAGCTGCTCATACTTTGCGCAGTTCCCGTTGATAGTGTGCTGACTTGCCCATACAAATCCGCAATTTCAACACCTTGAAAAGCAACTGTGCTTCCAACAATACCAATCGCTACACTTAATGTTGAAAGATCAGTTGGATTAATACTATTACTCCAGTATGTTTGCCCAGCACCATTAGCATATAATGTATATAACGATGAAATAGGGGCATTATTAGGAAGTCGAAACGACAATCCCCGTGTCAGTAACTGATCTATATTCTGCGACGTCGCAAACGCCATTCTAACTCCATAAGGGAAATTCGTAACTTGATGCGGATCGCAGAATCTTTAAAACACGTTATGTAAAATAGAGTGACGTAATGTCAAATTCAGGTGGCTTATTACAACTTGTAAGTACGGGGCGTCAGGATATCTATCTTTCCGGTAACCCGCAAACAACGTTTTTTAAACAAGTATATCGTCGATATACTAATTTTGCTATTGAAACACAACGAGTACCATTTGATACAGCGGTTGACTTTGGTAAACTTATTACAGCAACTGTTCCACGAAATGGCGACCTTATAGGTCAAATGTATCTTGAAGTGGAACTTCCCGAAATGTCGGGTAATGGTTCAGGTAATAATGGCGGGCCATTATCACAATCATCTGATATTTCTGGCGGCATTTTGATTGCTAACCCAACAAACTATGAAAATACGAATCCAGCAGTAAGTTGGGTAAATGGTATTGGATATGCTATGATCGAATATGTGAGTATTTGGATAGGACAACAGGAAGTTGACCGTCAATATGGCGAATACTTATATTTGTGGCAACAACTTATCACACCGGGATCAAAACAGGCTGGTATTAAGCATATGACAGGACAACTGGATGTGTATAACGACCAAGCACAAAAAGGACCGCTACATTTATACATACCGTTACAGTTTTGGTTTTGTAGCAATCTTGGATTGAGTCTGCCTATTATAGCACTTCAGGCAACACCGGTACGAATTTGGATTAAACTTCGTAATGGCAATGATATGTTATTTTCAAATACTTTGGAAAATGCGGTGCTAAATGGGACAACACCTCCAACGAATCTTACGCTTCGCCCACCTGTTATTACTGATATGACACTATGGGCCGATTATATTTATTTGGATAACGAGGAGCGCCGACGCTTTGTTAGTTCAAAACATGAATATCTAATAACACAAGTTCAACAGCAAAAAAGGTATAGTATTCCACAAAATACTACTATTACAAGTGTTCCATTAACATTTAACCATCCAATGCGCGAAATGATTTGGGTTGTCAATCAAGACCGTATGCTTCAAGCACATGAATGGTTTAATTACGGAAGTCGTATGTTAAATGAATATGGTATTCCAAACATTGACTTGATAGCTACAGGTCTTGTGCAATTCGATGGATACGACCGATTTGAAGAACAAAGTGCACCCTATTTTCGACTTATGCAGCCTTGGCAATATCACACAGCCATTCCTAATGATTTTATTTACGTATATAGTTTCAGTCTTGCCCCGGAGGCAGCGCAACCACAGGGCTCTGCTAACGCAAGTCGCATTGATAGCATTGTATTACAATTACGAATGAATCCACTCGTGACGTCGCGTCCAGCTGGTTGTACTGTGTACGCAAGTAATTACAACGTGCTGCGTATTGTTGCTGGACTTGGTGGTGTGTTGTTTACTGTATAAACAATTACAGGTCCAAACTAGATATGGAAGACTCTAAGCACTTTCGTCATATTTCCGATATAGATGTTTGGTTAACACCAGATCGGAACTACTTTATATTTATTTTATTGAGCGTATTTTTTGGATTCTTTGCGCTTGACCATATTTATCTACGGAGCTTTGATACAGCATTCCAAAAAATATTATATAACTTTTTTGGTCTTGGGTTTTGGTACTTTTGGGATTTAATTCAAATCTTTACAGATGGCACAAAAGTTAGCAAAGACGGTTTAAACGGTCCATTTGATTGGATTCAGGGCATTGGACGCGGTGTTTTTGCACACGGTGCTGAAAAGGATAATGATTTTGTACCAAAGAAGTCGTATATAATCTGGGCATTTTTGGCCATTTTCGGTGGATTTTTTGCCCTAGATAAATTTTACTTGGGAAACTATTGGCACGGGGTGCTAAAACTCTTTAGTGTTTTTAGTATTTTTATTTTATTTGGTGTGTTTTGGGTTGCGTGGGACGCATTTCATGCATTTTTTATGACAAAAGATGTGCTATCCGGTAAGATAAGTCTTCCATTTCCAGTGAATTTGTTTGGACTAGGCGAAACTGATGGCACTATATTTTTACCGCAAAAATCGGAAGGTGGCGGTGGCCTATTTTCTTGGATTCCTGTTGGTAATCCTATGTTTGGAAAAACAATCGAAAATGTTGGTCCAAATACTGTAACACCAGCAGTACGAATTGGGCTTGGTAGTATGGTGCAAAGCACACTTGAAAAAGTGGCAGGAAAGGAAGGTGCACAAAGTCTAACAACACTTGGAACTAGTATTTCCGCAGCATTACCTACACATCCGCCTGCGTTGCCACCCGCAGCGGCAACCGCGGTAACACCAAAAACATAATTTATCTACCTTTTAAAAATGGAAGAACTACTAACACAAACACAGTTTGAAGAACTCTATAATGATAAAACCAAAGACATAACGTTTATTGTTTACTTTACCGCAGCTTGGTGCGGGCCGTGTAAAGCATTAGATACAAATAGTATTGCAGCGGCGGCAACAGCGCGTAATATACCTATTTATAAGTGCGACTATGTGAAAAATGAATATACGGTTGGTTACTGTGGAATAAGTAGTTTTCCAACCTTTCTTTACATGAAGCCGCGAAAGCCACTTTCAGAAATCAAGTCTAACAATACGCTTGAAGTTATAGAGTGGATTAATGGTCTATAAAGCCCGGTATCAATTTACCTTAGATTTCTAAAATTAAGACAGTCTATTAGACGGTCTTAATTTTAGAAATCTATCGGTCATACGTAGGAATTCCAAAAAACCACCCCAAAGGGGTGGTCTTTTTTTGGAAACCTACGGTACCGTGGCTTTCCGAATTTAATTAAAGCCGTTGCTTAAACAGCGTCAGCCTACGTACGACCGGTAGAAAACCAAAATTAACCAAGCCTTTGGCGTTGGTTAATTTTGATTTTCTACGGTAGTATGTTCAAAATGTAAAATAGTAACCGAATGGTATAAGTAGGAGATGGCTAACGCCGCTAAGCATATTACACTATCATCGGGGCAGATACTTTTTGCTGACCCAACACTGGCATGGACGCCAGAAAACTTACCAAATCTTCCATCAACTTCACTTTCATTAACTGTGGGGGGTACTATTGCAGGGCGTAATATTAGTACACTCACATTTTCAAATGCGATAAGTTATGAAAATTTTGAACAATCTGTCAATAAATCTCAATTAACAAAAAGTCTTATAATAAATGCATCGGGGAATGTATCATATCAAGATCCAAAAGTTGGCACAGTAAGCACGGTGCTAAGTGCGTATAGTGCCCCTGTTAATACCTGGATCTCATCAAATATTGGCGGTGCGGGTATAAATAGTAATCCTGCCGATACCCTTACAAATGCGATTGCTAAATTAGATTCGTGGATAGGTTGTAATTTGCTTGCACAACCACCAGCCGTTAGCGTTGTCGAAAAAGAGCAAACTTCACTATATGGTGGCATTCGGTGGAATAATTATAGCGTATATAATGTATTTCAATATAGTGTGCCTTATACAACAAGTATAAACTTCATTTTGGGCGACTTAAATACTACCAATTATCTTGCGTTACAATTGACAAATTCAAATTGGTTTCCTGACCGTCAATTTAATGACGGTTTAGCATCAGATTTTAATCCAATTGTTCGGTTAAGAGTTTTCAATTCTTTTTTCCCAACAAATGGAAATAATGTTTGGAGTAAAGCATATATGCAGAGCCAATGTGTAAATATTTTGGCTGAAAGTGGTAATTATGTATTGCCTTCAGTTGGCAAAGTCTTTTCGATTGATACATATCAAAGTGGAGAAAATTATACTACAGTCAATCTATATTTACCTTCTGTCGCAAGTGGAAGTAATATTCCCGTCCTTTTAATGTATTTAAATAAGACTGAAGGAACCCCCAATATTAATACTACAAGCACAATTATTCAGACATTTGGTCCACCTGGACCACCATCGACAATTATTCAAACCTTAAGTACACCAGCAAGTTTTACACTACAAGTAACTCCACCAATTTTTTCAGATGTAACTGGTGGTGTAAGCACGTGCTATTTGAGTAGTTATACGATTGGCTATACCGCTAAACAGTTACATCAGGCAAGGACCGAAAACATTGGATTCCGTTATGGATTTGCTTTGCCTACGCCAACAGTTGCGTTAACAAATTCATATTTATCTAGCTATCTTACATCGACTTTTACAACTTCTGCTCAAGTATTAGGAGGCTATCAAAATATAACAATAAGTGGTAGCGGAAATACAGCGGTTGTTCCAGGAGTTCAATGGTCAACAACTATTTTTACAACAAATATGGCGCGATTAGTTGGTTCAACAGTAAGTGCAGTTGCTTCTACGATTAGTGCATTTCCATTACCCAATACACAAAATATAAGCAGTACTAGTATGAGCGTAACAAGTCCGTGGGCCGTGGCGAGTGGTAGCAACGGATGTGCTTATCTAAACTATAATAATGGTTGGAATATAACGGATCCGTTAAGTACAAACTTATTATTTTTATCCAGTGCTCAACTTACAAATTTTACCATCAATGGGGATGTAATGTTGGCCGACCCGTCGTTCCCTGGTTGCCGACTTTATTCGGGTTTGTTTAATTCAAATATGAGTTTAACATCTATTTTTAAAGATGTAGATGGCGTTGAGCAAAATATAAATTTGACACTTACTTCCTTGGCTAGTGGTAACACAGATTTCTTCCTAAATTCAACAATCGGTGCACGTTCAGGATCAAATTATATTAGCACTATTTTAACCGATACACAAAGCACTATAGCTTTCCAAAAATTCTTTTATAAAGCAAATGTGACAGGTGCTCAGAATATCAGTAGTGTTAGTTTGACACCACAGTCTTTACAAATACGTCTTCTAAATTATAGAATCAATGACTATAATACATCTATCGCTAGCGGTGGTATAACAAGTCAAATATTTTCAACCATCTATGAATTCAATAGTGAAGGAATAAGTACATTCAATAATTCTTCAATAACATATACTAGTAGTGTAACCAACCTTGTCCAGATATCAGGATTATATACACCAACTGTAAATTCAGAGTTTAATTTTGACTTGTACGCTCAGAATTTCATTGGAAATTTTGCGAATTTTTCAAGTATTGGCATGGGCCAGCTTTATTTTGATAACACGCCGGTTGGTTCAGTACAAAAGTATACATCTTCCGTGCGTATATTTCATGGTCCTCTTGAAATTATGCAACTTCCATTTCCTGGTAATTCAACGCTTCATTTAAGTTCGTGCCGTGTTAATTTGACTTCAAATATTTATCAAGATCCTGCTGATCCAAAAAATTTTGAAATTTACGCAAGTGCTACTCCCGCAAATCCTATTTCACTTCGGGCATTTAGTTCTTATGGGATTGGTTCAACTATTTTTGTAGATACAGTAAGTGCATCGCTTTTTAGTAGCTTTACAAACATAAATAGTTCAAATGGGCAACGCGTTCTTTCATTACTTCCGCGACTGGAAATACCAGGTACAGAAAATAATATGAACGATGGAATTGCTGCAAGTGGATTGGCAAGTAACGGGCTTGATGTTAGCGTAAGTAGTTTTTTAATTGTTAGCACAAATAATATTTTGACCGTGAGTTCATTTGTTAATTATAACAATTTGAGTAGTATAAGTACAACATACTTGAACAATTATAGCCGTGAACTTATTTTTACAAATGGTGTTTTTACGCATCCTGCCGGATTGAATTTTAATCAATTTAATGGAGCACCATTGGGTGTTCCAGCAGCGGTCTATCCAGATTTTGTGAACGACCTTGCGGCCGATGTAAACTATGGTAATCGTTACGCATCCTTCCTTTTCTTATCACGTTCTAATGCAGACCCTACTGGCTATCAGTATGTCAATATACGTGTAAGAAATCCTAGTGCGATTTCAACAATTACAAATTCACGAACATACAATTATGCTTTCCCTGGGCTACCCGTTCCCGATTCAAATATTCAATATTCGAAGGTACGGATGCATATGAAAGTTCTTGGTGCTGCAAATCTAGGTGTTTATACACCAATTGAAAGTGCCTGGATAAATTGTTTTAAAACAATTGACTATGCGGAATTTGATGATAGTGTTTTTGATGTCGGTGGATGCGTGGCTGTAAGTACATCGGGTGCGGATGTTTACTATAAAGTACAAATGGAACGGCGTTATTATACAAGCGTCTATCCACTTATACGCATTGGTATAAGTCGCGACGGTTCAGCGGCCGCATTACCACCAGGTGAAGATTATTTACCTATAAGTTTTGATGGAATTAATGTCACGGTAACGGATAGTTAAAGATAATTTAATCTACATATAATAAGATGATTTATGATACTCTTATTATTGGTGGCGGCGTAGCCGGTTTAACCGTTGCGGGAGGATTGGCGGAACGCGGTGAACGTGTTATTCTTTTTGATAAGTGGGCAAACTGGGGGGGACGTGTTTACACTTATCACGGTCCAAAAGGGCTTCACTACGAAATCGGCGCAGGACGTATTTTTCACGGTCATAAACGCGTCGCAGCCATTGTTGATAAATTGAAGTTGGAAAGATATTATTTCGGCACAGATTCATTGTGGGAAGCCAAGGAACCAAACAATTTTCAGACGCTTTTTATGCCAATTCGTGCGGCATTGTCTACCCTATCTGAAGAAACACTTGCAACTCATACAATAGCGGAACTTATTCCAAAATCATTACATCCGTTGTTAACAAAGTTTCCATATCGCTCCGAGTTTTATCTTTTACGCGCCGATGAAGCGTTAAAGTTTTTCAGTCCTAGTGCGACAATGGGAACCCGTGATAGTCATAGTTATTATACCGTTGCGGGTGGCCTTGATGCTATTCCAAAAGCATTGGCGGCAGAAGCTAAAGCAAACGGCGCGATTCTTAAACAAAACGCAACCGTAAAAGATGTAGCAAAACTTGGACATGATAATTTTGAAGCAATTGTGGAAATTAAAGGGGTGCGTCATAATTATAAGGCACATAAAGTAATTTTTGCGACGTGTCGTTGTAGTTTAAGCGACTTTACGATTCTCAAAAAAACTCCTGTATTAAAACAAACCGCAACCGCCCCCTTAACACGAATTTACGCAATTTATCCACCGGACCCAGTTACAGGCAAAGCGTGGTTTGCTGGGATGCCAAACGTTGTTACAAGCAACCCGCTGCGATTTGTAATCCCAATTAACGCAAAATCGGGTCTGATAATGATTAGTTATACGGATGGCGATGATACGAATCATTGGAAGGATTTAAGTGGTGCGGCGTTAGAAGCAGAAATTCAACGCTGCGCAAAAGAATTATTTACTGATCGCGTTATTCCAAAACCGACCTATTTGAAACAGCACCGCTGGGGTGGCGGATGTACATATTGGCTTCCAGGCAATTATAATGTATCAGAAGCTAGCAAAGCAGCACACAATCCAGCACCTGGGGTTTATATCACCGGCGAATCAATAAGTAAAACACAATGCTGGATTGAATCGGCGTTAGAATCTGCTGAAACTTTACTTAAAATTTTAGACTAAGCCAAATGCTCACCTATGGCATACACTTCTTTAAAAAACGAAGGATCATGTACTCCTACCGCAAAGGCTAGTAATCCAAGCACATGCGCCACACTTTCGCCTATTCCATTTTGTATGAAATATGAAGCCCCGTATAAAAACGCACCAAGACACGCAAGTCCCGAAATTTCTACAGTTATCAAAGTCAGTCCCATTATTGCTAAAGAAAGTCCAGCAATTAACGTTGTGCGAGGCATTACGCCTTCGGTTTGCTGATAAAAGTAAACCGCCGATAAACTTGTAAGTAATGCTATCCACGGCATTGTATCTTGAAAAAGGATTATAACAGTTGCAGCAAACATTATTGTAAACGCAATAGTATTTATTATTTTTTCATTATCTTTTTCACCGCGAACTTTGTGAGCAATGAAAAAGGACGGAATAATTATTTTTGGCGCAAGGGCCGCAAGTGCCAATACCATCTCTTTATTCTGAAGTTTTTTGCGCGCCGCTGCGTGCCAATCGGTCGGCAATAGCATTTCCTTGACTATGAATATCAGTAAATCCTGTATGAGATTCAATATGATGTAAGGTTACTCTTGAACCCAAGTCCTTGTAAAGATTGTAACACGCAATCACTAAATCCGAATGAAGAACGGGTTTTTTATCAGCCTTACGCCAACCAGCGGCTTCCCAACTTGCGGCCCATCGCACCATAATATCAATCGCGTAGCGTGAATCCGTATAAATATCAAACACACCGTCGTGCGTTTCGGAAGCATAGTTTAGCGCATACAATAACGCTGTTAATTCGGCGCGTTGATTTGTTTGCGGCTCATCTTCGCTTAACCTAAAGCCATTGCTAAAGATGGCTGAGCCACTAGCATCGGTAATATAAATGCCGTAACCTGCACGTGCACCTTCCTTTCCATTTCCAAGACAACAACCGTCGCAATATATATTTGTAGACCCATGTCCCGAAGGTCGCCATCCGCAAGCAATTTCCAGCCGCGATTCTTCAATAATTTCTTGAAGCAGAGGATCAGATAACATTCCTTCGTATACGCGACCAAACTCTTTACGCAGCCCAAGATACTTTGCTGCTACTCCCGCAAGCTGTGCTTTTGGACCTACATGCCGATGCGAATATGCCACTAGTTGTGCCACAATCGAATCAAGTTCCTCATTTATTAGCGTTGTCATTAGTGTTAGTTTCACTAGTGTGTTTAAATGTCAATTTTTCGGTTCCATTGCGAATCATCCATTCAAAAGCCGCCGCTTTTTCTTTTTCAGGTGTGGATTGAGAATAAAGATAATATCCAAATTTTTCATAAAACTCTTGATGCTTTTGTGTAGGAACTCCATAAAATGAAAGATATTCTGAATATGGATGATTGAAATTAAGTTTTAACATTGATGCCATTTTCACCGCCTTAACTAGAATGTCTCACGCAGCATTAAGTGCTTTTCACGCCCTACTTGTTGGACCAGGCCTACTTTATGTAGGCTTTTCGCCAGAATCAATCCCCGACAGCGTTTATACAGGTTTGCTAGTTACAGGCATTTTCATATTAGGATACCACGCTTTCAAGGCATATAATAAACTCAAAGATAACAAAAGTGCGTGGGTAAATTGGATTCATATATTTTTAGTTGCTCCGTTATTGATGATTATTGGATACCACAAAAAAGAAGCTAGCCGTCGTTACTTTGAGATGCTAATGATGCTTGGATTTGCGGCTGTTGGTTATCACGGTCTTTATTTGATTCGTGAAATGCTACTGGCCTGATCAGGCGGAGCTAACTTAATAAGACAGCTAATGCTATGATACAAGTATGCTGAGGATGACGCAAATTCCTTTTTACATCCGCTGCATTTACAATCCTTTGTAAAGCTTGGAATCCACGCCTTACAATGGCTTCGTGCGTAATGAATAAGTAGATTCGCCTTTGTATGAGTACTATGACCGCAATCGCTGAAAGGACAAGTATAACTTACACCAGCATAAGGATTGCTTTCACCACCATCATCATCCGGATGAATAGTCGCAAGATGGTGTAGATAACTCGACTTTTGTAGGAAGCGTGGGCATGCAGCACATTTCTTACACTCAAACGGCAAGTCCTTTGTATGATTCTTCTTGATATGATAGTACATCGTATTTTGCTTCTCGGTTACTTTGCCGCAATCAGGGCAGACAAAGTAACCATCATCGTTACGAATATACTTAGTTGTAGCCATTGCTAATATTATCGAAAGCAGTGATGTGGAAAATCAATTTTTTTGATGCGGATGTCGTCTAAACATATTTTGACTAGTCCCCATAACAATGTCATCAAAACCACAGATCGCGATTTTGACCTTTTGTGTTGGTGCGGATTACAAAAAAGCGATGGAACCTGGTCTAGCTTCCAAGCGAGCCTATGCTGCAAAACACGGTTACGCATTTCACAGTGGCGGAGAAGATGTATGGGATCATAGTCGTCCAATTCCGTGGTCAAAGTTTAACTACATTCTTAAATACCTTGATGACTACGATTATATTTTTTGGAGCGATGCGGATGCTATTATCTTAGACCAGAATCAAAAGTTAGAAACGCAAATTCTACCCTTGCTACCCTCAAACAAAGATATCTTGTGGACATACGACGCGTGTAACCATTACAATAATGGTCATTTGCTTGTCCGCGGTCGTTCCTCCTGGGTGCGCGACTATTTTAATCGGTGTTTGACATGCAGGGATTTGACATATCATATTTGGTGGGATAATGCGGCTATGATTTATCTTTATGAATCCAACTTATCGGATAAGGCTAAGATTGAAACCTGTAATGAGCACTGGAAATTTAACGCATACGTATTTGGACCCAAGGATAATGCGGATGACGATTCCACTCGACTTTACAGGCCTGGAGATTTTTTAATTCATTTTGCGGGCGTTTATGATCCATGGAATATTTACCGCATGATGCGGTATGTTCAGCAGCAACACAGCAACGGTGTGCCGCTAGATACTTCACTATTAAATAGTTGGCGGAAATCGCCACCGCCTGATAAAGAATCCGCAGATATTAGTCTATCCAAAATTCTATATATATATAAATAGGGGTACAGTAATGTACATTTATTACTTGTTATTAGGACTTTTGTTAGTGCTTCTTCTTTATGGTGACACGCGAAGTAAAGAAAGCCTATTTTTGAGTCCTGAAAAAGCAGCACTGATTGAGTACGACAAATGGCCACGGTGGCGTAGCGTTGAACCCGCCGAATCTCGTTATCGTATTTTATGTATTAATTCCGATTACGTGCCGTTTGTAAACGCAGGTTCCGAGATTTGTACCCACGTTATTAATACGCATCTAATGAAAAAACCATACAAATGGGATATTTTTGTAGCAGTGCCTGGATATCCTAAAGTAACTTACGAAGGAGTACGATGTTTTGATTTGTATGATACGCAGACTTTCTTGGAGGTGCTTAACACGTGCGATGTAATTTTCAGCCATTCAGCCTATCATCTTCCAATTTATCAGTATATAAGTAAAAAAACAGGAATACCGATTGTTGGATGGGCACATACAAATAATTATATAATCAGAGCGGAAAAGCAAGGATCATGGGCACCGTCAAAGCTTACGCCGCAACAATTTACTGTTTTTAACTCTAAAAGTCTTATGAAGTCTTGTAAATTTATTCCACCTAATTCAAAAGTCTTTATTCCAATCGTAGATTATCGCGATTATGTTATTGAGGAAAAAGTAAAAGAGCCAAAGTATGTTGTGCTAAGCAATGTGAATCCAAACAAGGGCGGTGCACTGCTTGTTCAACTTGCACGTGCGATGCCCGATATTGAGTTTTTAGGTGTCCAAGGTGGCTATGGTAAGCAAATCACGGATAATACATTGCCTAATTTACGATATATACCGCATACAAATCGTATAAAAGATATTTACAAAATGGCGTGGGTTGTGATTATGCCTAGTGAGCAAGAAACATGGGGACGAACCGCGGTGGAAGCGATGAGTTCCGGAATTCCGGTGGTGGCGAATCCTACGCCCGGCCTTCGCGAGTGTTGTGGAAAAGCCGCAATTTACATTCCGCGCGACGATTTAAGTGGCTGGGTTGGTGCACTTCGGCGACTGAAAGAAGACCGTAAATATTTTAATACACGTTCTAAGTTTGCCTTGGAGCGTAGTCGTGCGTTAGATCCAAAGCCCGTCGCATCTCAGATTGAGGAATGGCTTGAAAACACGGTCATTCCAGCAAAGCGGCAGGGAAGATATTTGAGCACCACCGAAAAAAATCTTCTCTTCCGTTAGAAAAGGATGAACAACGCCGTTAATAACGCAGCTAATAATAACGCGAAGCCTGGTATGATGGGTGGCGGCCATATGATGACGATTGGTTCAAAGGCACAAGTATTTCACGGTACTGCACATCACACAAAGGGTGGCCTGACACGCAAGGATCTAATGCGCAATAAGCGCGGTAAGATTGTAAGCCGCAAACAGGCCGCGGCCGGCAAGAAAGCTTACCGCCGTCTTACGGCAGCTGGTTATAAGCCAAAGAAGGGGCAGTTCAAACTGTTTACTCGCAAACACTAAAAATATTATTCTTATATATAAAATGTCAATTCAAGTTGATGGACAATTTTTAGAAAATGTTGTTGAGCTAGAAAATTATTTAGAAGAAAACACACCCGACTTGATTACAGTAAGATTAGGTCGTAGTGAAAATAAATTTGAATATATGCTAGGAGAAGATCAATATAATTGTCAGTATTTAACGTATCCTATTCAGTTTGGAGTGGGTTTACCACGTGCAGGGCATTGCGGCAATCTTACGAAGGCCGAAGTTGTAAATGCGGTGCGTAGAATGCTTCCGGTGGGCGGTCGCAGAAAACCCCATACCAGAAAACAAAAGACACGGAAAAATCATAGTAGAAGGAATCGCAGCAGAAAAGCACGCCATTAATTTACTTTGGAAATTATGCTAGGATATTACTAGCATAATTTTATTATATTAATCATTCAGCGTTGTTGGGCCACCGTCACCAGTATGCACCATATCAGGCACAATACAGAACCATTTCCACTCTTGCGATTTTTCAAGCAGCTGATTATCAATCGGTACACGCATGACCGCAACATGTGCGTTAATCTTTGACAAAGCAGCGTGACGCACCGCATAAGCCACAGTACCGTAATTTCCTTCACCAAGTGCAAGAGTATGTATATTACCGGACCAAGATACCGTGTTTGGTCTATTATTATAAAGTTGTAAAATATCCCAATCGTGGGGTAGATGCGCAACCGCAGATGAAAGTTGTTTCAAGAAATCTGCTGGAAGTTGTGCATCATCCTCAAATATAAGATGATAATCATTTCCGCTACAATGTAAGGATTGAAGATGGGAAAGTAGTGTTGAATGACTTAGATAACATCCAATAACGCCAAGACGTTTTTTTGCTGCGTATTTTTCATAAATATTTTGCGGCACACCATATTTTTGTATCCCATCTGATCCAAGTGCTTTACCATTAATTCCAGGCCAACGGGTCACTGCTAATCCTATTTTATCAGCATTTTCCTTGAACTTTGTTAGTCGGTCAACAGACCGGTCTAAGTTAATTACGTGCGAAGAGACCAATTTTCCACCATACAATTTACAAATCAAAAATAATACTAACAATATTGTGAGAAGTACAAGTAAATACTTCATTTCTACTAATAAGCGCCCATTTTTTCCAATAATGCTGCACCCGTACGAAGCCAAGCCAGGCCGCGTTTCAGCCCTATACTGTTGCTTACTTGCACTGAATCAGCTATTTTATGCCAAAAAAGAGTCCAAGCTTTTTCTCCAATATCCGAAATCATTATTCCGAGTTCCGATTTTGAAGTTGCTTCTACAAGGGTATTCCAAGCCTGGGGATCCATACTGATCCAAGCCCCGTGCCCATCGCGGGCCGGTAAACGCCGCATCATTTCATAAGCTGCGGTATTACGATGCAGGTCGCCCCACGGTGGAAACATGAGTGCATCAGGGATTGTTGGAATGGTAATATGCGTTCCTATCCAAAGACGTGTTATAATACGTCCTTCCGCTAACATACTATCCAAAAAAGTTACAAAAGTCCCAGGTGGCACAGAAGCATAATTATCCATTGTTAGAAGTATAGGACCAGCCGCAGATTTTATCATTGTTGCAATAACAGACCAGTCACGCCCATTTGCTGGTTTAAAAATCGCAGTCCATCCCGCTTCAGCTTCAATAATATGTAGCCCAACACCATCGCCACTTATCAAAATACGTACAGCATAATGCGTTCCGGAAATAAACTCCCACGGAATCCAAGCATCGTTATTATCAGCCACGACATAAATCGCACGCCCCACAAGCGAAGCACCAAAGCCTTCCAATTCCATTTTATAATCCCTGATAGGATTAATAATGACTGATTCCGCGGCACCATTAATTTGGCTAACTATTGCGGTCGTCACGCTTATATTAGATGTGATTTGGCTAACGTTTAGAAGTTCTTATCATCTTCGCCTTTTTCAATCGGTTCAAGGCTCACCACTCGAAATGCGCGTATTGCCAGCAGTCGGTGTTTATTTGTTGCTTCCGACTATTGTATATTTGGCGGCGGTGAAAAATGCAACTAGTTTGGCTAACGCCGCACAGCGTGGTGCAATAACAGGATTTTTAATTTATGCCTTTTATGACTTGACAAACTATGCTACATTAACTCGATGGACGCTTCATATGACAGTTACTGATATTTTATGGGGCACACTGCTATGTTGCTTAGGTGCTTCTGCTGGGTATTTTATAAAGTCAAAATAGAATGGCAGATGCCAGTTTTGATCTGACTCCGTTTGGAGTGCCGCACATGCTAAGACCTGGATTCGACTTCAAATCAATCAAACAAACTGATTTGAACTACGGAATGTGTTTAAAAGGTGTAGCTGGAAATGCACTTTCTTTTATTTTTGGTGAATCAGAAGACACAGCTACTGAATATAGAATAGTTGAAAAACTCGGTGAAGGAACCTATGGCATAGGATATAAAGTGGTAGACCCAGATGGCAAATTTTATGTTATTAAATATATAAAAAAAACACTTTCTAATTCTGTACGATTTGTTTATTTTTTAAAGGAATGTGTAATTCAATTGCTTGTTGTTGAAGCTAGCAAAGATAAGTTAAATGGTCCTTACGCACCGCAAATTTATGAAATATGTTATGATAATGAAACGGGCGAAGGTTTTATTCGTTCAGAACTTATGCGAGATACACTAGCAAACTTTATTGATGCCCATTCACAAAGACGAAATGATATTTTAGTACCTAATATTTTGATTGATTTATCAACTATGCTTAAAGATTTAGAAACTACTTTACTTTTTACTCATCGTGATATGAAGGGTGATAATTTAATGTATATTAAACGCGATGATAAAAGGCTGTTTCGCTTTATTGATTTTGGATTTGCGTGTATAACTTGGAATGGAATGAAGATTGATGGAGATTCATATACCGAGGATAAATCTAGTTGTTTCAAAAAAGACCGCGACCTTTCACAGCTACTTTTTTATCTTGTTCGCTATCACAAATCTGTACTATCAGATGAACTTTTATACTGGTTGGAACAATCCATAATAGCAAATGTTGGTCCAGAACATAAATGTAAGATGTATAAATTATGCCCAGCGTTTGGGCTTAGTAAATGGAAAAATTCTTATAATTTCCTCAATCGAGCCAATGTTAGTGTTCCAGGTGGTACTCCAAATTACATACAATATAGTATGATACGTTTTTTGGAAGGCAAAAAATTCAAATCACCGCGACATACGCTACGCCACGTTCGTAATCGGCATCGTAAAACGTATAAGATAGTGCGAAACACTAGATAAATGGATTATACGCCCACTGAAGCAGTGCTTGACGCTCCCGTGGTCGACAACTTAACGTGCCGCGACTACATCCGTGTTTTATGGCACCCACGTGTCTTACAAACGAACGCCATCTTCCAATTTGAACTGCGTCTAATTCAGGAATACGTCGCCCCAACCAATATCGGCAGTACCATTGGAACCATCCGCGTTCATCGGGATTTGCTTCGCGGTCAGCTAATATTGTACGCCCCTTACTATTTTTCCCATCACGATGCCCCGCTCCAACAGGCACCCATCCGTTTTTACGCCATGCAGAAAGGGGTTGTCGCGAATCAACACCAAAATAATTGACGCCAGCGTCACGCTTGTCTGGTGAAAGTCGGCCAGCTGCACCTGCCATCAAAAACCATTCCTGAGGAAACTCATCCGTACAGTCATTCAAATATTTGCCTTCGAATACGCCCATAAAAAGCATTTCCGCAGGCGTAAGGGCGGGAGTAAATCGCGGATCAAAGTCTGTCCCAGGATTAACGCTAAGACTATATTTATAGTTGCGTGTAAGCCCCATTTTGCCACCCCCACGCACAACAATACCCGCCTTAAACTCACGTAAAGGCCTACCGCGAGCCAATGCAGCAGATATTACCTTTTCAGCACCGGCCATATCTACTACAATGTGTCAAAAAATTTGACCACAATCATACATCATTGTATGAAGTACAATATGAGTGCACGAAAACTTAAACCCGTTGATTCTAAACAGGCAACGATTAGTCACATATTTAGCCTGAAAAAATGCACGGCGGCGGCATTAGAAGTGCCAGTAGATATAAAAACAACCCCTAAAGCGGAAAATCGTCTTAGTAGTGAAAATCCACGAGTACAAGCATTTTATGATAGCCTTAGTCCTAATGAAGTCATTGCTCATAGCATTGCTGTAGAAAAACTAGGAACAAGTTACGATGTTACACGAACTCACGGTTTCTTGAAGTGGTGCAAGGCGAACCCCATCTAATATATTGCGTAGCAGATTTACTGATTTTTTATTTACAGCAGCACGCACATCAGCTGTCCACACTCGTAAATATTTATTTCCGTCAATAATGTTTTGCGCTCCAAACAATGTCTGAAGTGGTACCCACTCTAGACCACCAATCTCATAAGCTGGACCAGGGCGTAGCTTTCCAACACCTTTCATTACTGCATAACGGAAAAGATAAGGAGATCCACCCTTACTAATTTTGAATACTTCTTCGTGGACTACATAGTCTTCAGCTGACAGCCCTGTTTCTTCGTAACATTCACGGATAGCAGTCGCAAGGTCAGAACTATCCGATGGCTCACGATGGCCTTTAGGAAATCCCCACTTTCCAGTACGAGCATCACATACTAGTAATACTGAGGTAACGTCGGAAGAAAGGAGGATTAATCCGGCTCCTGCGTAGTTCATCCTGGACCTACTATATAAAGAGAAAGTATGTTTTAATACCTCGCAAAAATGTATAGTTTTTAAAAAATCTACTCAATTTTTTCCCGGCATTCATGGCCTAAAAATTTTAGTCTTCCTAATTATCAACACTGGCCTTATCACATTTAGTCGTCTCAGCGAAAGCACTTGCGAAACAACTCGGACTCTGGAAACAATGTCTTCCAGCAGTCACACCTTATTATGCAGTTAAATGTAATAATGATCCCATTATGCTTCGTTGGATGAAGGATTATTATCCAGATATGGGATTTGACTGCGCCTCCAGGCAGGAGATTGACGAAGCCTTGCCTATTTGCGGGCCTTCTAAAATCGTTTACGCTCAGCCGTGTAAAAAGCTCGAAGATATAAAGATTGCCGCGGCACGGGGCGTAAATTTGACCGTGGCAGATTCGGTGGAAGAGATTGAGAAACTAGCAGACGCAAAATGGGAAGGGGAAGTGTTGGTCCGCTTGCTTGTCCGCGACGGTGGTTCAAAGCAGCCGTTTGGCAAAAAGTTTGGTGCGCCGATGGAATGGTTGCCAAAAATGTATGATATTGCGAAAGCACATAAACTAAATATGACAGGATATAGTTTCCATGTTGGAAGCGAATGCCAGGACCCACTACAATATAAATATGCCATAGAAGATTGTAAGGCAGCTGAGCGGATTGCTAAGAAATTTAATTTTTATACACGCATAGTGGATGTAGGTGGAGGTTTTCTACCGGATGCTAAAGCATTCAAATCTGTGGCAGCGGAAATCGTGAAAGCAACAAAGGCCAATTTTTTGGATCAATCCGTTAAAATAATCGCCGAGCCTGGACGCTTTCTAGCACAACCGACGCATACTTTATATACAACCGTGATTGGTAAGAAGCCTGTCTGGCCGTCGCCGCTCTCAGAAAATGAACCTGCGTGGCGGATTACGGTGGATGAATCTGTTTACGGCACTTTCAGCAACATTCCGTTTGACGGGCAGAAGCCTGTATTGGAAGCAATGAAGCCCAATAAGAGAACACGGCCCACGGTTGTTTTCGGGCGCACATGCGACAGCGGCGATTTGATTTCTAGCGCCGCGCGTCTTCCAGAACTACAGGTCGGCGATGTAGTTCGTGTGCAGAATATGGGCGCCTATACAACCGTTACAGCGTCTGAATTCAATGGATTCCCAAAGCCAAACAAGATTTATGAGCAACTTAAATAGCCCGTGCGTTTATAATGGAGAAAAAACACACCGACCGCCAATAAAATGAGCGAATCTTTTCAAACCGTGGAAACGGCGATGATAACACTTACCGTTGCTTGAATTCGGAAAGCCACAGTAATTAGGGGTGGGCATTCGCTCACGTTCCCATTTTTGCTTAGCAAAAATGGGACTATGGCCCGTTTTTCGCTTAGCGAAAAACGGGGCGCCCCTAAACCCCACCTAGAAAATCTGAGGTTTGCCTGCGTCATGGATTATATTAGATAATAAATAACAAATTAAAGATCATGTGAAACTGATTTCACATATTATCCTTAAATCTACTATTTGGATCTTAAAGAATGCCCATCCCTAACAGTAATCAGTCTAAAGTCGTCGCTCGACTAATTTTTTGAAGCGAAAGGGCCGCATTCATAACTTTATAAGTCATGACTGCGGCTATAGCACAGTGGATAGTGCACCCGCCTTCTAAGCGGGGGGTCCACGGTTCGATCCCGTGTAGCCGTGTTAATTAATTTCAAACAATTCTAATTAATTGTTTGAAATTAAAAAAAAATACATATATAGTAGAAATGAATAATAATAGCAATAAATATATTCAAGGTAAAAACATTTTGACTCGTGAAGGTGCTAACATGAGCAATAATTATCGTAACTTAACCGGTGTGGTATTACCACGAGTTGGAGCCCCGGTGACTGCGGAATATAGAGAATTAGTTGAGTCATCAAATAACATTTCAGATAGCATCGCAAATCGCTTAGCATCTGGCAATAATTTCCGTATTAGTGCGTCTAATCGCAGAAATTCACGAATTGCTAATTTGATCGCCGCGAATGAAGCCGCAAATCGTGGCGCAAATGCCATATCTCGGCGTGTAGCGGAGTCTGTATTGCCACGCCTGTTAAGAGCAAGTGCACCAAATTTTGTACCAGCTGCTCCCGTGGCTGCTCCTGCTGCTGCTGCTCCTGCTGCTGCTGCTCCTGCTGCTCCTGCTCCTGCTGCTCCAGCTGTGCCTGTAGCAATGCCTTTGCGTATGAATAATAATAACTCTGAAAATAGTGGAAACTGGACAACTGTTGGAAGTCGTCGTCGTATTCCAAAAAAGTATAGTAAAACAGGTATTACTTTCACTGCTAAGACTCATGGCAAGGGTCGTCGTCGGGGCACTCGCCGTTTAAATCGGCGGTAAAATTTAAAAACACCGTAGGAAATTAGAATGGATGATTTGCCAATTATAAATTTCAATGATACTCCGCCATTACCATCTGTCGTAGTACCATTGCGACCAATTCAACTAAATTATACCCAATATATCTTATTAGATTACATAAGCAAATTATACAAGTATTTGAGTTCGTTTGAAGAATTCAAAAAAGGTGTAGCACGATTTTATATTAAAGGAGGAGCAGCAACACCGTTATTACTAAAAAAACATAATTTATATGGATTATTTCAAAAATTTCCATTTCAAATTGAAAATGACATTGATGCAGAATTATTGATAGACCCGGAAATGAAAGGTGATGCAAGAAACTATATACAAAAAAAACTTATACTATCAATTATTAATCATATTTGTATGTATTTTAGTAGTTTTTCACCATCGGTATTAAATGGGTTAATTGGCGAATGGAAAGATGCTGGATTTACCTATACAGGGCCCTATACTGGCAAGATCCAAGTAGTTGACAAAGGATTTACAGCAAATAATTTTGTAGGAAGTGATCCGTTTCAAACATTATTTCTTGATTCCGCATTATTAGATTTAAGTTTGAAAAACTCACCTTTTTCATTGTTTATTCATCCAAATTACTTTTTTGAAAGTACACCACTAAATATCACACTTATACAGTTACGCCCTAATCTAAGCGGTGAAGACGGTAACCCTGTATTTGAAATATCTATGCCAAAAGCCAGTAATGATTCTCTTGTGTGGAACTGGATAAGCGGTGCTGAAACTATAACAAATGTGCTACCAGGTATAAATCTTCCAATTGCAGACACATATAGTGTATATTTTGATGCAGAAGTATCCTCCGCATTAAACTCCAGGAAAAACAAAAAAGCATTGCGGAAATATCGTGCGGACCTTATGCGAAACTATATTTTTTATCCTTATACATCACAAAAAACAAGAAGTAACTTATTAAAATACCGCGAAAATGCTCTTAAACCTTTAGAAACTCATAAGTTTAAAAATGGACGCACTGTAAAAAATCTATTAAAAGCCGCCGCATGGCCGTTTGAAAAAATTAATACGCCCCTAAAAAAACCATATCATGCTAAGGTAAGTGTTACACGTAGGTCTGGCAGGAAAAATTACGTCGCCCGTGATAAAAATTGAATGGCATGTTGCCACTTAAAGCGGCATTGTGTTGGTAAGTTGTGGAGGTGGGTGGCGTTTGGTTGTAACGTATAACAACTAAAAGCACGGGTGGCCGAGTGGTCTAAGGCGACAGATTTAAGACCTGTTGGAGAAATCCGCGTGGGTTCGAACCCCACCCCGTGCACCAATCTGAGTAGTTCAGTGGTAGAACAGTTGCTCTAAAAGGCAAAAAACAGTGGTCCGATTCCACTCTCAGATGCGTTGGCAGACGCTAAAACTGCCAAAAGCGTGGATGTCTGAGTGGTTATAGAGCACGACTCAAGTTCGTGTGGAGAAATCCTCGCAGGTTCGAATCCTGCTTCACGCAAATAAATCCGCAATAGTCCAATGGTTAGGATATCTGCCTTTCACGCAGAAAGTCCGGGTTCAATTCCCGGTTGCGGAACTAGCATCTTTAGCTCAGACGGTAGAGCGGCGCTCTAATACCAATAGGTAAGGCGCAAGTCACAGGATCGATACCTGTAAGATGCAAATGTCGCATCAGGTCGACATAAAAACCAAAGCACGCTTAGCCAAGTGGTTACGGCGACACGTTAAGGTCGTGTTGGAGCAATCCTCGCAGGTTCGAATCCTGCAGCGTGCAGACGGGGGTGTAGCTCAGTGGTAGAGCGCTTGATTTGCATTCAAGAGGCCCTGGGTTCAATTCCCAGCATCTCCAAATATGAACACCTTTAATGTCTTATTAAGGCATAAAAGGTGGGCATAGTTCGGTTGTAGAACCGCCTGATATGGCACAGGCAACCCACTGTGGGTGTAGTATGTTGAAAATACGCCTGTTGTGGCTCAGGTAACCCACTGGTCCCATAGTGGGCCAATTAATCTGCTCTCTTAGCTCAGTGGTAGAGCGTCTGCTTTACACGCAGAAGGTCGTGAGTTCAATTCTCATAGTGAGTAAATGCGAGATAGCACAGCGGTAGTGCGCCGCGCTCATAACGCGGAGGTCCATTGTTCGAATCAATGTCTCGCACAAACCCCTTTAGCTCAGCTGGTAGAGCGTGTGGCTTTTAACCACAATGTCGTGGGTTCGATCCCCACAGGGGGTAATGCCGTAAGGCAAAGGCTCCATAGTGTAGTTGGTGATCACACCGGACTTTGAATCCGGTGACCTCAGTTCGAATCTGGGTGGAGCCAAATCGCGTGGCCAGATGCGATAAATCTGGTCATTTCCAGTACTGTAAAAGGTACTGTTGGTCACGTGGCACAGTTGGTTAGCGCGGTCCTCTTATAGACTAGTATCTATGCTTGTGAGGGACAGGTCGTGGGTTCGATTCCCACCGTGACCATAATTTAATCTTTTTTCAATAATGTATGGAATCTATACAATATTGATTGCCTTGACTCGTTGAATCACCGTAGAAAACCAAAATTAAGCCACGGTACCGTGGCTTTCCGAATTTAAGCAACGGCAAAGCCGTTGCTTAAATATCGTCAGCCTACGTACAACCGATAGAAAACTTAAATTAAGCAACGCCTTTAGCGTTGCTTAATTTAAGTTTTCTACGGTAATTTCGGTTTTCTACGGTAGAAAGATGTCCGAAGGTATGCGAATTGCACGTCGTCGTAATATTACCGTTTTTACAAATATTGCGGAAAGGGGACCTAATAAACGTATATCTTTTAATTCTTATGATTTATTTGCCAGTTATCAAGAGGGCGAGGTTGAGGCTGGATTGCCTATGGCTGTACCAATCATTCCGCCAATTTATAGTCTTAATGCTGAACTTTTCAATTCACTAAATTTAATTTTAAATTATGCTGCTAAAAGTAATCTTGGTCCTACACGTTCTTCCCGTCAATATTATTTGTGGTTTTTCAGCGTAGCTACCGCGTTCCAATGGGTCAATTCCGAAAAGCGAATAACTGGTATGAAAGATGGATTTAATTGGGATATTCAGTATCCAGTGAGTTCACTATTAGACTTATGTGTATGGATTTTAAGTGCACTTGAAGTAATTAATGGCAAATTTCCCGTTTCTTACACCGCTTCATGGAGTTTATTAGCAGAAGCATATAGTTTGAACGGCGAATTACTTGAAGCTAAAAAAACTTCGGTAAAGGCCGAATCACAATTTTCACAATGGAGTGCTGCTTATGAAGCTTGGTGGACAGCACGCGCGTCTGATGGAAGCGTGGCGGCGGCTGTTCCGCCATCAGACGGCGAATTACCAAACGGTTCAGTGCGATTAGATGTATCAAACACCGTTGATCCAAGCACATTTCCTAGTCCCGAGTCTTGGACACCTCTTAAAATTGGTGCGACATCTCAAAAATACTTAACATACAACTGGGCAAATGTTACAAGTCCAAGTTTATCTGTTGGTGACCAAAATAGTATTTATGCTGCAGCAAATGCTTATTATCCTACAAGTGGTCAAAGAACAACAGAAATAGATGAAGTTGTAACCATTACCAATACATTAACAGATACACAAAAAGTTATTGCGGAGTTTTGGGCCGGTGGACCTTTTACTGTTAGTCCACCTGGAATGTTATTATATATATGGCGAGTGTACGTTAGTGCTAAAAACATCGATATAAGCACATTTATTTTTTCTGGGCTTGATTTAACATTACATTTGTTTGAAACGGGACGAGTTGTATGGGCATTAAAAAAGGCTCATATGCAGGCACGGCCTATTCAAGAGATTCGTCGGCTTTATCGCGGTGTAAGCGTCAAAAAGTATGATGGTACAAATATATTTGGTGAATCATGGGTACCATATCAAGAAACAGATTTTGTATCACCGCCATTTGCTGATTTTCCATCAGGCCATAGTGCTTTTTCACGCAGCTTTGCAAATGTAATGACCGATTGGTTTGGTGCAGCTATTGATACATCGCTCAATGTAACTATGTCTGATATAAATCTTATTTCGCCTGCGTTATCGTCTCAAAGTGGACCTATGGGGACCTATATTTTTGGCGAAAAGGCAAGTCTTATTCAAACAGATGTTGTTCCATCAGCTACGGTTACGTTAGCTTGGGTAAACTGGGCAGATATGGCGGAATCAGCCGGTGTAAGTCGAAAATATGGTGGGATTCACGCAACTTCTGCGCATACAGGAAGCGTTGCGGCTGCTAATAGCCTTCATACTGCTATAAATACTAACTTCCCGATAGCTCGTTCATAGAAATTTGCTGAAATACAAACCGTGAGTTTACAAATTTAAGCAACCGCAATACGGTTGCTTAAATTCGGAAAGCCACGGTACCGTCAAAATTAAAAGTTAAGACCACCCTTGTGGTGGTCTTAACTTTTAATTTATGACGGCAATGCCTTTGACTTCAAATTAAGACCACCCCATTTGGGGTGGTCTTAACTTTGAGAGTCAATGGTACTGTTCCCGGTACTATTTATTTTCAAATGCGTTGGCCTTCTAATTTGATTAAAGCCGTTGCTTTAACTTTGTCGGCCTACACACGGTACTATAACAGAACATAATTTGTTTGAAATTAAATAAGGCTTAAAACGTATGAGTTTTTTTCCCCACAGTTATTTACTTTTATTTTTTTAGAAGGCCAATGCCGTTTATTCAATTTCAATTTAGGCGAGGTACAGCCGCACAATGGTCGTCGGCTGACCCTGTGTTGGCATCAGGCGAAATGGGTCTGGAAACAGATACTCATCTATTCAAAATTGGTGATGGAAGTACATCATGGAATTCACTGCCTTATGGTGGTTTTACTGGTCCAACAGGGTCTATTGGGGTAACTGGTAGTATAGGTCCAACTGGATTTTCTGCAACTGGCCCAACTGGTGACAAAGGTCCTACTGGAGATCAGGGTATAACAGGATTTATTGGTCCTACTGGCTATCAAGGACCTACTGGTCCTGTAGGCATGACCGGCGATCAAGGCCCCACTGGTCTTCAAGGCCCTACGGGCAATGTAGGTATAACAGGCCCCGAAGGTACAACTGGCCCTCAAGGTTCTACTGGAAACCAAGGCCCTACTGGCGACCAAGGCCCTACGGGCGAACAAGGCATCACGGGTCCTGAAGGCGTAACTGGCCCTCAAGGCCCTACTGGCGACCAAGGCCCTACGGG